CCGCTGCCTGGATATTAGATTCCTGGCATCATGCTGGCTACGGTCCCCGTGATAATAACGGGACCCCTTCTCTGAAGTTAAAAGTGGATATGGAGTCGGGTACTCGAGAATTTAGACATTACGCTAACCAGGAAGCGATTTTCTCTCAATGTGTTATCGATAGTCTGGGTGAAGATGAACGGGCAGGAATGCCCGCCGTCCCCATCCAGATTCTCGAACCTTTGAAGGTGAGAACTGTAACCTGTGGGCCGGAATATTCCTATTGGCTCTGCATGGAAATGCAGGAGTTCATGTGGAAGGTCCTTAAGGATCATCCGACCTTTTCGTTGGTAGGTAAGCCGATCAGTGGAGATGAGATCTCTAACATTTTGCGGCGGAAGACAGGAAAGTTTCTCTCCGGGGACTACAGCGCGGCTACAGACAACTTACGAAAATGCTTTTCAAAGGCATGTTTGTTAGAAATCTGCAAGCTGTGCGAGGTTCCCGAATGGTATACTGACCTGTTGGTGAAGTGCCTTGTTGACCACTCTCTTTATGAGAGCAGGGATTCAGAAAACTTCTTCCGGCAATTAAATGGACAGCTGATGGGCTCCCCGCTTTCTTTCCCTATACTTTGCCTCATCAATGCGGCCGTGTGCCGAATGTCTTTCAACAAGCCCCTTTGTGGGCGGAAGTTAAGATCACTTCCGTTGAAGATAAACGGCGACGACTGTTTGATGAAGTATGTAGAGCAAGAGAAAAAGAGTTGGGAAGTAAATTCTAAACATATCGGTATGGATCCGTCGATCGGGAAGTGCTATTACAATGACGTTTTTGCAGAGATGAATTCCGAGACGTTCTACCATAACAAGGTAGAAGACACGTGGGAGCGTATCCCATTTAAAAACTTCTCGCTAAGCTACCCTCGGGCAGCGAAGGGAGATAGTTTACGTGACTTTACGTCTCTCGGTTCTTTGTGCAAAGACTTCGTCTTTGGTGCTGTTCCTGACGGATACCGAAACTACTCGGATAAGCGAATCTGGAAGTTACGACAGAAGGCTATTAAGCTCTTTCTGAACAACCAGCGTTTCGTCTTGGACGAAGCTCC